GGTAATCCCTCAGCACATTGTCAACAACTCCCCTTTCCACAATACATACCAAAATGGTGTTGTTGCTTTCTATCGGGCAATACCCCAGATAATAGGGGTTCTGTTTTCCCAAAAGTGCAACTCCGGATTCTCTGTTATTAAACTTCTTTTTGAACAAATCAGCCTCTTCTTCTGTAATAGCCTGTTCTCCTTTTAAATGTTTTAACAGGGAATAATTACGCAGGTATTTATCACCACTCTGGTTCGTATACGTAATATTTCCGTCATTATCCAGAATGAACAAATATGCTTTCCCGTCATAACCTTTCAGTTTTAACATGGAATCCAGTTTCGAATGATCATACACGCTTCCAATTGCCGTATAAATTTCCCCATTGATAGTATATTCCTGACATGGAATCGCAACCAGATAACCGTCTTTTTTCTTCTGATCATAATCAACACGCACCAGTTTTCCAATATTGTATCCATTCTTTAAGTCCAGCAGAAATTTACTTGGCATATCAATCCGCATTTTTGTTCCACCTGCTGATATTGCCTGACCATTTTCCTGAAGGAATATAAGTGTACTTTCCGATTCTTTTTCCCATGCTTCAAAGAAACTTTTGTTCACATCCGTTTCAAGAGACAGCTCTCTCTCATGAAGTAAAAATTCCTCAACCAACTGCAGCTGGCTGTAGTACCCACTCACTTGAAGATCATAGGTCTGCTGTATCTGTTCAACAACAGCTCCCATACTGCTTTTTCCATTTTCGCTGATATACTTATTAGACTTACTTATAAGATACTTTATAAAAACTAAGCTTAAAAGAATAATAAGTAGTATAAGCAACAGCCTTGTTATTTTTTTTCTTTTATTTACCGCTTGTTCTATCTCCACTTTTACTGTTCAACCTCTATATAGTCTTCCGGTGCTGACGGCTGCTGTCCTTTTGACATTGCTTCGGTCCATGCACTTGATAATGTTGTATCTTTAAGCTGCTCAATCTCACATTTCGGATTTATTTTTGTCAAAACAGACATTGTGGTGTCTGTAAGAAGAATAGAGTATTCCTTTTCTTTGTCTATTTTCTTATCATTAACTGTTAAGTCCTTTAACGAAAATCCACTTTCCTCTTGACTGACGATAATTTTCATACCGGATGCAATTGGTAATTCGTATTTATTGGTTACATAAAAATTCTCATCAGCATCAGCAAAATAATTTTCCACGAGTTCATAAACCTGTTTACCATTAATTTTTGTAACATATAATGCTGTATCTGAACTCTTCGCTGTCATCATGCCAACCCGGCTGCTGGTGCATTCTCCTTTATACATAGAGGAAGTGAAATAATAATATGGTGCCAGAGCCAGCTGTGCATCATTTTCTTCTCTGATCGTAGTTAAAATGGAAGATGCTGCATCACGGCCATTTCTATCGTTCAGTGAAATGGAATATTCATTTTCAAAATTCACCGTTGCTTTTTCTTCTGGATCTTTACGATTCATTACACTGCGCAAAGTATCATAAGCCTGTGTTTCATCCATTTCCCCTGACAGTAATCCGTGAACAGCCTCAAGACTTGCATCAAATGATTTTTGAGCGGAATATCGGATATAAACAGCATTATTATTAATTTCCTCTTCCAGTCCAGGCACATCCTGCATCATGGTTGGAACATCTGTATTCAATGAAATAACACCGCTTCCATCCGCAATCAGTTTTTGCCCCTCTTCTGAAATCATACAATCCAGCACATCCAGTGCAGTATCCAGTTTCTCCCGGTCTTTTTCCAGGTTTTTGTTAAATGCAATGTTTAAGGACGGAGTCATGTACACATAGGATTCATCCGATGTCTGTGAAAAATAAGGAATGCGGGTCAGCTCCGCATCCATCTGTTTCTGCAGCTGCTGCATAACCGTCGGATGTCCATGAAACATTGCTGATTTTCCCTCGACAAACATCTGGATTCCTGTATCGACGTCAATATTGATATCTTCTTTACCAAAGTGCGAGTCTTTCAGAAACTGGCTGGTTTCTGAAAAAATACGTTTCCATAATGCATCATCAAACTTTACTTCATCCGATGCAGTCTCTGCACCGTTTCGCCATTCAATACCATCCAGGCTTGTGAACTCACCGATTGCCGCCGCCTGGATGATCTCATTATTAGACCAGTCTTCACCAAGATCCATGGAATACGGTTTTATGCCATTATCATAAAACTGCTGACAGGCCTGTACATATTCCTCATAATTTTCTGGAATCTTTACGCCATACTGATCAAACAGTGTTTTGTTGGCAATGATCGTCTGCGGAATACCACAGATTGGCAGCCACTGGATTTCATCCTCCTCATTCTTATAATATTGCACCGCATAAGAATAGTACTTGGAAACAACATCATAAGAAGCAAAATCCATAAGATAAGGCTGTAAGTCCTGTGCATCTGTTCCAGAGAATCGACGTACTGTTATGATATCCGGTAATTCATCATGTTCTTTAAAATAACTGTATAAATCGGTATCATTGTTACCAATAATAAATTCAATATCCTGATCAGGAAACTGTTCATGGATATAGGGTGCAATATTTTTCATCAAACGATTTTCCCACAGATAAACGGTAAGATGATCATCATTTTTAGATACTTCTTTCTTTGACTGTCCACATCCAGACAAGACAGCAGATGCTACAAGTACACCTGACACCACTGCAATCAGACAACGTTTTGCCTTTTTCATACTTTTATTTTCCTCATTCTTTCCTGATAAAATCATTACTGTTACGCCTATGAAATAACACCGTAAAAAAGCACCGTCAGACAGACAGTGCACCTCATTTTATGCAACTGGCTGCCATTTTACAGGCCCTGTAGCTTTGCGTCCCAGACTTTCATCTGGTTTGCCGATTTCCTTATTATAGATATAGCTTTTAAACTTATGCAAAAAAACTAATTTTATTATACTTTAACGTTCTACTATGCACAAGAAAAACATTACCGTTTTAACGCCTAAAAACAAAAAAAAGAACAGCCGATACATATACTCGAACTGTTCTTCTACTTCCGAAGACCACGCAGCATTGACATCACTGTTTCCTGCTCATTTGTACTCAGATTGTTCCATATCCTTAAAACTTCTTTCTGTTTTTCTGTCAGATTCTCTGAATTACCTTCCTGAAAAAACTGCGATAATGTCACGCCCAAAGCTGTACATATTTTTTCAAGTGTAATCAGCGACGGCAGGTTTTCCTGCGCCATGATTCTTCCCAGTGATGACTGGGAAATTCCCGACAGCTGCGATAATCTATATTTACTGATATCACGCTTTTCACACAAAGATGTTATTTTATCCGCAATATACTTCTCTATCTGCAAGTAACTATACCTCATTTCCGCTATTACATGTTCTTATTGTACCTGTAATAATGAAAAAATATTAGTAATCAACTTTGCAAGTATTCATTCCCATTATAGGAAGTATACGGATAAAAAAATATAAAGATACTTTCGTTTCCGAAAAAGTCATTTTCGCTTATATCGTTTTTATAATAGCACAGACAGTTATATTTGTCACATAAAAGTTTGAAACCTCAAACAAAAAAATAAGCCTGCCATCATCCGCAGATTTCTCCACAGATAACAGCAGGCTTCCTACTATCTCATCAACTCATTCACTTTTCTCTGCACTGCTCCATAATCATATCCCGCAGCCTGCAGTTTCTTCTTCCTATCCTCACCATTTCCCCACTTTCCGGCAATAACTTCCTTTGCCACAGCTTCCACACTCTTTTTCCCACTGCCTTTCACCAGCTCATTCACCTTCGCCTGCACTGCCCCATAATCACATCCCGCAGCCTGCAGTCTCTTCTTTCTGTCCTCGCCGTTCCCCCACTTTCCGGCAAGCACTTCCTTCACCACAGTTTCTACACTCTTCTTTCCGGTACCAGGCTTCCCTCCGGTTCCGTTCACAGCCTTCTCATACCGCGGAGCTGCATATCCACGGATATATCCCCATCCCAGGGGAATCACCCTTCTGTCAACCTTTTCACCCCGGTTACCTTCAATAGCAGTTACCTTTCCGCCGGAAACCTTCTCCACAAAACCAATATGATCACTGTACCCATCATTCGGCTGTGCTGCCTTATCCCAGTTATAGACAATCACGTACCCCGGCTCCGGCGTGATGGTACCATCCTCAATCCAGATCCCCAGCTTTTTAAAAATCTTCACATGCTCCTCAACGCCGCACTCCCTGCCGATCAGCTCACTGCATCCCGCCTTGATCCCTGCGGCAGACACACAGGTATCACACCATTCATCTGAATACTGCACTGCATATCCTCTGGGAAGCGGCTTCACACTGTTATACAAGTCAATAATCTCCTTAAACTTTCCATTGGCCTCACTGAACCCCAGCCAGCCCCTCATCACATCCAGAACACTCTCAGCAGTCTTTGCCATAGTCTCACATCCTCCTTCATCAAATCTTGTCAGTTCATACTGACGGATCACCTTCATGCAGTTCTCTACATAGGAAAAAGAAGTGGCATACCCGTCAGCACGGATGGTTTCCAGATATTCCTGCGGATCCCGGATCCCCTGCAGGTTCCGGTACCGTTCCAGCTGGATAAACTCAAAATAGCCCTTCACGCCCTCTTCCATGGAATCAAACACCCGGAAATTATCACGGATGGAAGCCAGCGTCCCTTCCCTGTATTCTTCCTGTGTACGCATATTTACAGACCTGCCAGTCCATCTGGTGCCGCATTTCAGTCCGAAATAATTATGGTACTGACTGGCCAGCCTGCTCTCACCCCATCCGGATTCCAGCACTGCCTGTGCGATCACAGGCGAGAACACCAGAATCCCATACAGTCCTGCATACTTCTTCACATATCCCGCAATATCTGCGATAAATTTCTCCCTTGCAATTCTCATTCCCCTTCGCTCCCTTCTCCTCTGTCATGCAGCTGTTCCAGCACATCTTTCATTTTCTGCGGAATCGGAAGCCCCAGATGCCCTGCATTCTCCAGCAAACTCACACCCTCATTGGAAATATAGAAAAAGATCAGCACTTTTCTGCAGATTCCCCGGAATCCCACCTCACTGGAAAGCGTATGGTCCGCAAAAGCACACATCACCCCGGTCAGGTAATCGATCACCACAAAAGCGATCAGGGCATACAGAAGCCCGTCACAGCCTCCCATAAACCAGCCCAGCCATCCGCCTACAGCCATAAAAACCATCTGAATAAAGTTCCAAAATTCCTTCATGCCAGAATCCTCCTCCCATGAAAAAAGCAGCCCCCATTTCTGAGAACTGCCGTAAATAAGTTTTCTATCTTCATGCCTTGCGGCAGAAAGACCTATATTGTTTCCTCCGTCAGCGTATACGTGATCTTCATGGTCTTGTCCGTATTCTTCACCACTGCTGATGAAAGATTATTAATACTTGCCAGATAAGGCGTCAGAAGATAAGCACACCTGTGCTCCTTTCCGTAACTGCCGCCCCACATAAACACAAAGTTCTTATACTGGAACAAAGGCGTTGCCATGGCTTCAAACCTTGCGCTCCCCTGCGTCTTGATCACCCTGTCATCCGCCGTGATCTGGAAATCCCCTGCCACGATCATGTCCCCGAGAAGTGTCATATACACCTCACAGGAACCGGCCTCGCCTAAGGATTTCAGCTTGGAAGTAAAGCCCAGCGGGATCAGTGTCACATCCGCTGAATTTGCAGTATTGATCTTATAAACTCCCTTCTTATCATAAGAAGGCACATACAGATACCCCTTCCTCACACAGCATTTTACATTCCGTTCCGGATAGGAACCGTCCTTTGCCCTTGTGCCCACTTCCGAAAGCTTCGCCTTGGACAGTGTCCAGCTTCCCTCCGTAAAGGAATAATCCTTTTTGGAGATCCGGATCCACACCATCTTCGCATCCCCGGAAGAATTCGGCTCATTGGAAAATCCATACCAGTATCCGTCATGCCCGTCCATAAATTCCCCGTACTTCGTATAATCCCCCATGAACGTGAAACTTTCCGTTGTCAGTGTCTGCTCCTCCAGCACGGTATAAGTGGTATCATCCAGCTTCTCATTCAGCCCGATGTTAAACACCGGGATCCGGATCTTCGTAATGGTCACACTGGAAGTCCCAAAGGTGATGGAATACAGCAGGTTCTTTTCAAAATCCAGCTCCACTGCCTCAAACAGTGTCATCTGCTTCGCCTTCGGGATATCCCCAATATCCACCTTTTTTAGGAGCAGGAACGTGCTTGCATCCCCTGCCGCACTGCCAAAAGCATTCTGCCCTCCCAGGGCACTGGTCAGTGCCACCGCCGCAATATTTCCATTCCCCTGGCTGGGAGTAAACTCCCACACAAACTTATATCCATTGTCCAGTTTCTTGCTCTCCGTCTGGTTCAGGCTTCCCCTTGCCACATTGGAACCGGAATTAACATTGTTGGAAGCATAAGCCACAGGAAGGTTCTTCCCCTGCTCGTAAATATGATCCGCCTTTTCTTCCAGCACTGCCGGAAACAGCAGGATCCCGCCGATCATGTTCGGGCAGATGGGAAGCAGCGTCCCGTTCCACAGAACAGAATTGTCATACTCCCCGCTGGCTTTCAGATAAATCCCCATGGGATTCAGCCCCAGAATATTATTCACTGCTTCCGTGATCATGTTCGTCTCCTGAACTGTCTCCACCGCACCCGTATTCGTATCGGTCAGTTCAATGACCATCTCACCTTTTAACTTCATCACACACCCTCCATTTCTACCGGCCTGCAGAAACCGCTGATTCCCGCTCTCTCAGCAAAATACACTTCAAATCCTCTGTTCACCGTCTCCTTCATCTGCATGGACAGCGATTCCCGGAAACCATTCACATCCAGTCCTCCGCCAATGGCAAATCTCGTGGTATAATCTTCCACCTCAAGCTTTCCGTCCCAGGCTTCCCCAGCCGCCATTGCCTGTCCGCTGACAGAAGCAATGCAGTCTCCCACATCAACCGTACCGCTGCCATACTCCATCCAGAGATACACATTGAATGTATTCGTATAATTAACAACGATCTTCTCAATGGGATAATACAGCGACAAAATATGTTTCCCGGAATGCCAGGTCTCCACCGGACAATGCTCCACAATCTCCTCATTGTTAAATTCAAAGACCACATGGCAGACCGCCTGTCCGTCCTCCTGCCACTTCACCGGCAGGCTCACATCCACAGAAACCTCCGAACCACTCCCGGTTCCGGTTCCG